TCACTCACGCTGCGGCGCATCACCGTCGCGGCGTTTCTTGTCGATCACCCACTGGGTGAACCGGGGTGGCGCCGGCGGCGGGGGCAGCTCGTAACCGTGCTCGATGGCCCACTCCTGGATATTCCGGGTGTGTCGGGCCTGGAGAAGGATGTACTCATCGCGCAGCGCCACCTCCTCCTCGGCGGATTGGAGCCGGTCCTCCATGCGCTGCATGCGGTCACGGATCGGGGCGAGTTCCGCCTCGACACGCTCGCGGACAACCTCGTCGATTGTCTTGCTCAGGTCTCGGGCGTAGAGCACCTCCCGTTCCTGCCGGGTGTGCCACCACCGGGACGCGGCGCCCAGGATGCCGGGTATTCTCCCGGCCTCTTTGGAGATGGACAGGAGGAACGACGTCATCACGACAATGACGGTCAGCCACACCGGGGCGCCGATGCTGCGGAGTTGGTCGGCTGCTGTCATTCCTGTCTCCTCTCGAGCTCGCGGCGGATGCGCTGGCGTGCCGCCACTTGTGCGGTGCCGATAGCGAGGGCGGCGTTAACAATGGCACTACCCAGAAGCTCGGTGGCGTTGCGCAGCCCATCTAGGTCGATGCATGCCCAACCGATGGCGAGGCTCAAGGCAGCGACGACCGTGATAGAAATGGAAATGCCGCCGTGACGCCAGGCCCCCAACGCCGATATGAGTACAGCCACCAGCGGAATGGCGACCACCCATGTCGGATGGCCACCGGATTCGGAGACTCGGTTGACCGTATCGATGACAAGGCCGACGGCGACTGCCGCATGGAGGGCGCACCCGGTGACGTGAGCGGCGACCACCCCGCCGGACCACCGCCACGACATGGCGGCGAAGCCGAGAGAAGCGGTGAGGGTAAAGGCAATGCCCCACAGCCACAGTGGTGCCGCCGACTCGACAGCACCCAGACGATGAGCGGCGACCGCGGACTCGCCGGTCGCGTAATCCATTCCCCGCACCGTCATCCGGTACATGAGCGCGAGATGGACAGCCAGGGTGATCAGCGGCGAGAAGCCACCCGGCACCCACCGCAGCGACGGGTCGTCGAAAACCGAACCCGCCCACCGGTTGAGCCGCCTCAAAACATCCATGTCTCTCACCTGCCTCGAGAGACGGCTTCACGCAGGCGGTCGAGGTCGAGCTGCGGGTCGGGGGCAGATGCCTCATGCCGTGGGGTGTAAGTCTCCGTCTCGGGCACGGCCACCACGGCGGGCTCGGCGTTGTTGATGGTGACCTGCGGGGTCTTGTTGATGGCCTTGGCGGCGTCGATGACCTCGTAGGCAGCCGCGAGCACGTCGGCGGGGTTGACGCTCTTCTTGCCCTTGTTGAGGTGCATGGCCGCGGTGCCGCCCGTGGCCACAAGCAGCATGCCGGAAATTCCGGTGAGCAGCTGAGTCGAGCTGTCGAGGCCGAGGGTGCCGGTGACGACTGCGGCGGCGCCCGTGATGACGGCGATGATGTAGAGGACGAGGCGCGTTATCTGGGCGGTAGTGAGTTTGGCCATGGTTACTTACCTCGCTGAGAGTCGATGGAGTGCTTGACGGCGGCGGTGACATCCCCGCCCTGCTGGTCGGTGGCCATGGCCTCCGCAAGGACAGCCTGGGCGTCGAGACCGAGGGCGTGGAAAAGGCCAAGCATGAGCACGCGGTTCTCCCACACCTGGCGGTCGATAAGTGAAATGGCGACGTCACCCGGGAAGGATTTCGCGGGGTTGACGTAGCTCCTGACGGTGGCGGACATGACTTCTCCTAGAGGGTCGAGGGGCGGGTCAGCCGGTGGAGCCGGCGGGGCAGCACCGGGGTGGAAAAGGGCGGTGAGCTCGTCGCGGGTGCCGCGGAAAGCGTTGACGTCGACGGGGAAGAAGCCGGCGACCAGCCCGTTGGAGCCGTACTGGAGGATGTCGGGGTGGCGGTCACCCAGCGGGTACGACCAGCCGGGGTGTCCGGCGCCGCCGTCCTGGTCGTAGAGGGTGGCCGCGGCGCCGGTGCGGTTGCGCCCATAGTTCGACACCCAGAGGTAGCCCAGCCCGTCCATGGACGGTTCGCCGCCGGGCATTTGCTCCCAGTACCAGGCGCCGGAGTAGATGCCTGGGACGTGGTATCCGCGGGCCTCGAGCTCGCGCTTGGCCTCCCATACGTCCCCCGCGGTGAGGAGTTTCCGGCCCGCTGCGTCGACGGATTCGACGTCGATCCACACGCCCAGGTCGCGACGCCCACCCATCTGGGTGTCGATGACGTCGACCTGCTGTGCGATGGTCGTGCCCTCGCAGGGGGCGCGCAGGTACCAGTAGGTGGACACGAGCAGGCCCGCGGCCTCCGCGTCGGCAAGGTGGGAGGCGAACACCGAATCGCGGTAGGTGCCGTCGCACAGGCGCAGGATGACGAAATCAATTCCCTCCTGCCCGGCGCGGGTGAGGCTCATTCCGTCCTGGTGTTCGGAGACGTCGATGCCGAACAGGGTGCCCGCGGGGGCGAGCGCGGCCGGGGCGGGTGCATCTCCTGGGTGGGGGCAACCGTCGAGCCAGACCTCGGGGTCGATGCGGGTGCCTCCATAACCACGGTCCCACACGGTCAGGTGCAGGTGCGGGCCGGTGGATTGGCCGTTGGAGCCGACATAGCCGATGAGCTGACCGGCATCCACCCAGTCGCCGACGCGCAGTCCGGTGGCGTAGGCGTTCCACATGTGGCCGTATTCGGTGCAACCCCCGCCCTCGCTGTCGGGGTGGTCGATGACGATCCAAGCTCCATAACCGGTGGCGGGGCCGATGTACTGGATGGTGCCACCGGCGCAGGCGTAGAAGGGTGTGCCGTCCGGGGCGGCGAGGTCAATACCGGAGTGGTGCTGGCCCCAGCGGGGGCCGAAGCCGGATGAGATGGTGTAGCTGCCCTGCGGCATGGGCCACTGTCGAGCCATGGGCTCACCTCCTTGTGGTGGGCATGAGAAAACCCCGCCTGGTGGGGCGGGGTTTTGGGTGAGGGCTAGAGTTTCTTCCAGCCGTCCGGGTACGCGGTGGGGCTGAAGCTGTTGTCGGGGATGAGGGACTCGTACACCGCGCCCTCGAACCTGACTTTGGCCCCCTTGGGGTAGGCGTCGTGGGCGCCGGTGGGTTGCACGAAGTCGGGCACCGTTTCGGTGGCGGGCTCGGCCGGGGCGGGGGTATCGCTGCCCGGCGCGGGTTGCTCGGCGGGTTCGGTGTACTCCGCCCAGATACGCTCGTCGACTCCTGCGGCCCCGGGCTGCCACGGGTTGAGGAACGGGTGAGTGGAGCGCCAGAGTTGCCCGTCGTGTTCGACGATGTCGCCGGGCCGGTACATCTTCTCGTGAATCGTGCCCGGATCCTGCCACTTGGCACGCCGGGTGATTTTGCCCGTCTCATCCACCGTGGAGGTGGCGGGTTTGCCGAGCTTGCCCCGCTCCTGGAGGTCAGTGACCACCTCGGCTTGTGCGGCTTCGACGGCAGGGCGGGTGGCACGCCGGTCAGTCTCGGTGGTCACCACCCATGCCTTGAGTGTGGCGAAATCCGCGTCGGTGAGTGCCGCAATGCGGTCTTGAAGGTCATTCATGCGTACCCCTTAATATGGCGAGTCGATGATGTGAGGGTCTTTGGACATGTCCAGGTTCGTGCCACCACCGGAGACGGACACGATCCACCCGGAGTTTGCCGAGTTGCGGTAGATGTACACCTGCCCGGCTTGGACATCTGTCGAGGAGGTGGCCTTGCGCCAGCCCCTGCCGAGCTTTCCGACGAGCTGCGTCGTGATAGCCATGGGTCACACCCCCGTAATCTTGTGGACGTTGCCGGTAGTCGTGTCCCACCACACATCCCCCGGCGCGGCACCCGGGATAGACGCAGGCGGAGCACCAGCACCGAAGAAAAACGCCGGACGTCCGACCATCTGCGCACGCAGCGTACCCAGCGCCGCATCCAACCCATCCACCTGCGACGTGGGGTGAGTGTGACCCTGGGTCGAGATTTCCTTCCATCCACTCCAGGTGGTGTTATATTTCCCGCGGTAGAAGATGGCACCGCTCGAATACACCGTGTACATCTGGTACACCATCGCCGCGGGCGGGTTGATGACCTGTAGCAGCCCCGCATTGGGTGACGGGTAATTTTTCCCGGAGGCGGCGCCAGCGTTCCCAGCCTGGTGGTAAGACCCGGTTGTCTCCAGAGTATTTAGGTCCACGTTGTTTCCCAACACCTGAATGGCGGGTAACTGCGCGTTGGTGATCTGCCCCGTCAGGCCCGCCAGGTCATGCGTGTGGGTCTTGTCGGCCTTACCCGCCAGACCCGGCACCGTCGGCTTGTCCGCCGTGCCCGCCAAATCCCCCGACAGCGCAAGCTTGCCCTTCGTCGTCGACGTAGCGTCAGCCACACCAGACGCGGTAATCGTCGCCGCCCGGTCAGCCTCCCCCTTCGCACGATCCGCATCCGACTTCGCAGCCGTAGCAGACCCCGCCGCCGCCGAAGCAGACTTCCCCGCATTCGTCTCCGAGGTCTTCGCATTCGTTGCAGACACCGCGGCGGCGCTCTTACTGTCAGCCGCCGCCACCTCACTCGCTTTCGCGGCCGTCGCAGACCCCGACGCCGCATCACCGCTCGCAGCCGCATTGGTTTCGGAGGTCTTCGCGTTCGTCTCCGAGGTCTTCGCATTCGTTGCAGACGTGGCCGCGGCTGTCTTACTCGAAGCTGCGTTCGTCTCCGAGGTCTTCGCATTCGTTGCAGACGTGGCCGCGGCCTTGGCAGACGTGGAGGCTGATGTGCTCGAGGCTGTCGCCTGGTCACTTAGCAGCTTCACCGAGGTGGCCGCATCCAACACAGCCTGTGCTGAACCCACCCGATTGGCTCCCGCTTCTGCCCGGTCTGCCGCTGACGATGCCGCGCGTGCGGCTGCCTCGGCGCGGGCGACGACCACGGGTGTCCACTCGACAGTGCTGCCGATAAGGTCGGCCAGGTCGTGTGTGCCGGAGGCTGGCAGGTCGATGTCCCAGTGCTCGCCGTGGGAGACACCGCCGTTGATTTCGACGCGGATCGGGCCGGGGTCGAGCTCCGGGGTGGTGAACTTCCCGCCGGTGCCGTACATGGGGATGCGGTAGAGCTCGCGGAGGATGACACCACCGCCGTTTTCCGCGGGGCGGATGATGCGCGATTGCAGCACCACCGCGGTGCCCTGGGCTTGGAACGCCTGCCCAGCCACGTCCTTGAGATAGCCCTTGAGGATTGTCATGGTGGTCTCCTTCTACGCCGGGGGCGTGGGGTCGGATTCGTCGGGCACGGTGGCGCGGCCGGTGTTCTCGCTCGACGACGAATGCTTGATGATGTGCAAGGTGCTCTTGGACGTGCCGCCGTCCCACCAGCGCCAGTTACCCGAGTAGACACGCACCCGTACCCGCCACCCGGCGGCCGGCACCACGAACGGAAAGATCGAGAGGATCGTCTGGTCGTTGCCGCGAGGCACGAACTTCTCGGTGAAAGACTGGATCTGCACCGTGCCCGCCTGGTCCACAACCTCGATGACCATCGAAGTGTTGTCGCTGCCGGTAAACCCCGTGCCGCGGGCGAAGGCCCGGGCGTAGGCGACGTACATGCCGGGTCCCTGCAGAATCATCTGGCCGCGCACCGCGTCCACCGAGATAGCCTTCGACGGGCCGAGCTGCGCCGTGTACGGCAGGTCACGCCACCCCGCCTGCGACCACTGGGCGTTGATGTTCTGCGACTGGTAGGCCGCGCAGTAGCCCTGGATACCCTCGAGCAGTTCCGTGCGCTGCAACAGGTCCAGCTGCACATCGCGGATCGGCTTGATGGCCTCCCCGACGGGGGAGAAAATGCCGCCCGGGGTGAAGATGCCACGGATGGCGTCACCGATTCCACCGATGACGTTGTTGAACCCGGCGGTCAGGCCACTGCCGAGATTGGCGCCGGCGGTGCCGTAGTCCTTCAGGTCCTGCGGGGAACCGTCCCAGCGCGGAGTGTAGCGGTCCGGGGAAATACCCACCTAGCTCACCTCCCCCACGTTCTCCTGCAGCTGGATGAGAAGCGCCTGTTGCTCCTCGCGGGTCAGCGACGCCACATCAACCGGTGCGGCCGGGCGCTCCTCCCGGTCCTCGAGGGCACCGATCCAGCGGCCGTCCTCATGCGGGGATCCCATGCCGCCGAGAGCGTCGTACTTGACCTGCGGGCCGACATGCACCGTCCACTCGTACACACCCTGCGGCAGGGTGCCGGACATGCGCCCGGTGCGCGGATCCAGCGACAAGCCCGGCGGCAGGTTCGGGCACCACACACTCGTCAGCTCCGCACCCGGGACCACCTCGTCGACCTCGCGGGGGTCATCCCACCTGCGGGAGTAATCCACGGTGCGCGGCTCCACGTCGTGAAGTTTCGCGCCGCACATGTCGAAGATGAAGGTGGCGAGGTCGTTCATGAGCTCGTCGTCGAGCTTCATGCCCAAGGGGTTGAGGAAGAGCTGGATGTAGGGGTGGCGGCCGGCGGGGGCGGGGTGCTCGAACATGAACTCGAGTTGCTTGTTCACTTTGTCCTCCTTAAGGGATGGCGGTCTTGAAGCGGTCGAAGGCGTCCGCCACGGTCTTGAGCGAACGGTCCAGGGAGCGGGCCGGGGACTCCCGCAGGCGCGGATCACCCAGGCCGAGGGAAACGTCGTCGCCTCCGCGTTTGACGGTCACCGTCCACGACTGCACGTAGGTCGCGAAGATGATGCCGAGGGAGACAACCGCGGCCTGGTCGCCGACACGGAAATCCCGGCCGAGGACGTAGGGCGCCCCGTCGCCCACCGTGAACTCGGTGGACACGGAGCCCTGGGTTTCCTGCAGCGCCGTGAAACCCTGCTGCAGCGAGGACAGGGAGAATCCGTCGCCGGGCTTGACGATGCCGCGGTAGCGGTACGGCCCATGCGCGGTGCCGCGGGTAAACGCGGGGTACTCCGCCCAGGCGAAGAGCTTGTCCTTGAGCAGCTCGCCCTGCATGTGGCCAATGAACGCCCCGGCCGCGGCCGCGAACGGGGCGAGCGGCGGAAAGAACGCGCCGATGCCCGCCCCGATGCCCTGCCACAGCGCGGCGGACCCCGCGGCAATGAGACTGTTGACGATCTGGGGTGAGCGCCCGCCGACGATGACACGCGAGTCGGTGGACTTTTTCACGACCAGGCGGTGGGTCACGCCTTTCATGTGGTCGGCGGACCACACGCACCACGCGGACGGATTCTGCCCCGTGAACCACGAGTCGTCGAGCACCAGCGCCTTCGTGGTCTGGTCGCCGGCGATGGTCGCGCGGATGCCGCGGATGACATCACCCAGCCGGCCCGTCGACGACGTGTCGAACGCGCGCGGTTTGACGTCCATGACAATCGTCGGGGTCGACAAGGTGGCGTGCTGCGGGAACGGTTGCGGGTCGCCGGGCAACCACAGGTCGACGGTGAGCAACAAGCCCGCCGCGTCCAGGGTCGCCTTGAACATTTCCCCCGCGGTGTTGAAGCGTGAGTCGAGGACGGTCCACTCGGTGGTCGTTGACTCGTGGACGGGGTTGACGATCAGCGGCCACGACCCGGGCGACATTCGCGACCACGTTGAGGTCGACCACATGTCCCACGAGCCAAGCATGGACGGCTGGAACTCCCGCGCCAAGTTGCGGTGCAGGTAGCTCTTGAGCACCCGGAGGCTGTCGCCTGCCTGCACGTCCGCGTACTTCAACTGCGCAACGAGCGGCAGGCTCGGCGACGCCCACAGCGGCAGGTGATTCAGGTGCTCCCACAGACCCTCGCCCAGGACGGTCACCGAGTCGGCTCCCTCCTCCTGGACGAGCTCCACCTCCGTGAGACGGTAGGCCACCCGGTAATTGGGGGTCTCCACGACGATCCAGAACCACTGGTCGAGCAATGCCCGGGGGTTGCCGGCCGTCGCCTGGTCAATCATCAGCAGGTCGCTCACCGCCGGGTGGTCACCGGGAAGCTTGATGCTCAAGCTGCCCGGCGCGTTGCAGGAGTCACCGTAGGTGCCCTCGAGGAAACCCGAGAGGGAGCACACGGGCTCCATCTGGTTGTCGAGCAGCCACACGGTGCGCCTGCCCGCGGCGTGCTCGGTGTCGCGTGCGGCGCGCCATGATGCCCAGTCGTAGGCCACGGGTCACCACCTCCACATCGTCGTGTAGCGGGGGGTGACGAGCCCCGTGCATTTCTCGAATCCCCACACGGCTTCGGACTGGCGTTCCACCGGGGTGGGGAACAGCCGGCCGCGCATGCCGCGCCACAGGTCGGGTGCGTCTGTGCCGTCGACTCGGACGCGGGAGGCGTTCTCCGGGTCCGTGTCGAGCTCCGCCAGCCGGGTGCCGGTGTTGGGTAGGGCGACACGGCCGATGCCCGGTGCGGTGACGAAGGCACCGGAACCTTTCCACTGGATGAGGGGCCAGGTGGGCAGGTCGCCCGGGTTGGCGACGATTTGGTTGGTGCCGGTGTAGGTGGTGGTCTCGCCGTGCCAGCAGCCCTGGAAGGAGATGACGGGCGCGTCGATCTGCAGGGACGGTAGGCCGATGGTGGCGGGGGATTTTTCCGGGGAGATGTCTTCGCTGCCGCGGATGACGGGGCAGGTGAGGGTTCCCTTCTCCCGGAGGGTGGAGCGCAGCTCGCAGGCATCAAACGGGCCGAAACCGCGGAAAAACTTCGACCAGACTTTTAGGAGGTCGTCACCGTCGTCGCCGCGGAAGCCGAGCTTCCAGGTGGCTTTCATCTGGTCTGCCGCCCAGCCGATGGGTGTTGCCCCGATCTGCTGGGAGGTGGAGCGGGCGGTGTGCTCGACGGGGGTCTGCAGGCCAACCGGGCCCATGAGGTAGACACCTGTCCTCCCTGGTGCGCCGCGGGTCAGTGCCCATTCAGTGCCCCACGGGTCGACCAGGGAGACCAGGTATTCCATTGGTAAGTCCTCCTTTCGTTATGCGAGCAGGGTGACGCCGGTGCCCGGCGCGCGGCGCTCGCGCTTAATGTCGCGCAGTTCCTTCTCGTTGACTTCGGCCTTACCTTCGACTGCTTCGATGCGCTCCTCGAATACTTTTTGTCCGTCGAGGTTGACGACGAGTTGCATGCCGGGGGTTTCCGTTCCGAGGCCGCTGGGGCCGAGGATGGAGGTTGCGGCGTTGTCGAGGGCGTGGGTGGCTGCTCCGAGGTCGGGGGTGTCGGGGCCGCCAGGTGCCGCGTCGTCACCGAGGATGTGGGCGAGGGTGCCCAGTCCCCAGTCGCCGGTGGCGGCGGTGGAGACGAGGGTGTCGACGGCGGAGATGAGGGCGGTGACGTCATCCCACTGGTTGTGGGTGAGTACCGGTTCCCTCTTCCCCGAGAGGTTGAGGGCGAGGCCGCGGTGCGGCAGGAATCCGCCCGTGTCGTACAACCCGGTGTCGGTGACGAGCTGCTCGGCGTGGTCCATCTTCGTGGCGTAGCGGTCCGGGTAGGCGCTGCCCTGCACGCCCTGGGCGACAGCCCCGGGGTCCATTGCCTGCCAGTTGGGGAATCTCTGCAGCATGGCGTCGAAGAACAAGCCGGCGGACTGGTAGGGGTCCATTCGCTGGTCGACTGTCCCCCAGGCGCCGTTGTCGCGCTGCTGGAAAAGACCCACCGAGTCGTAGTCGGATCCCACGGCATCGTGGCGGAAGCCGAGGGAGGCGGGCACGGCGTTGTTCGCCCACATCTGCATGGGGTCACCCGATTCGACGAGGGCGACGGCTTCACCGATTTTCGCTCCCGCGGCGGAGAGCGAGCGGTCGAGTGCGGCGCGCGCGATCTCGTAGGCGAAGAACTTCTCACCCCAGTCCGCACCGGGGCCCTTCGGCATCTCCACGACGTCGAGGGTGTTGAGGCTCTTCAGCTGCGGGTCGGTCTTGATTTGGGCGGGGGTCATGGTGGTGACGGCCGCGTCGTGCAGCGTGGCCGCATGCTCCTCCGCGAGGGAGGTGCGCGCATTGTCCGCACCACTCGTCGTCACACCCGTGTTCGTGGCCGTGTTGCCGTACCACTCCGGGACCGGCGCGAGCTGGTCCGGGGGGGTGGTGACGAGCTTCTTCGTCAGGCTGTCACCCATGCCGAGGAAGTCGAACGCGGCATCCGCCCCGAGCTGCAGGGCGGACTTCGACCCCATGCCCTTGGCGAACACGGACTTCGCGACATCCACCCCGTAGGCGGTTGCCTCCTGCTGGGAAGCGGGTGCCGCCAGACGCGGATCGACGGTCTGCGCCCCGGTCGTGGCGGCCGGGGCCATCGTCGTCGACGTACCGTACGCCCCGGTAATCCCGGACGCCCGGCGCGCGTTGATTTGCACGGGGTCCATGCCGGTCGGTGAGGTGTCGATCTGGATCGGGGGGACAATCGGCAGGTAGAAGAACGTGTCGAAATACGAGTCCCACGCGCCGGCGGCGGCGCCGCCGATCTGACCGTTGCCCCTGCCCCCGCCCATCTCGACGTTGGTGCCGTCCGGGAGGGTGCCCGCGGTGTGACCACCTGCCGGGCCGCCGTTGAGGAACCCGATGCGCAGGTCGCCGTCACCGCCGCGTCCTCGCTCGAAGCCCATCGAGGACAGGGCCTCGGCCTCGTTGCCCGTGGCGAACCGTCCACCGAAAGGATCCTGGCCCGTGGCGAAGCGGGCGATGGCGGACTGGGTTCCGGAGCAGTCACCCCAGTTCACACCTGCCCAGTCGTAGGGTGCGCCCTCGAGGGAGCGGCGGGCCTGGTGCCCGCCTACGGAATCACCCTCGACGAAGCGCCGCAGGTCCTCAGCCGTGACACCACCGTCGGCGAACGCCGTCGTGGTCTGGGGGCCGAGGTCCCCGCCGTAGCCGCCGCCGAGCTGCTCGCCGGTTTTCTTGTCGACGAGTGCGGCACCTGCCATGGCAGCGCCCGCTGCCATGATGGCCATGGCCCGCGGGGTTCTCGCCCGCAGCTGGTCCACGGGGGCGAAAAGCTCACCGCCCGTCGATGCCTCCGCCCACTGCACCAGACCCGTCGTGCCGTGGGGGCGCTCGATAACGGGATTAGCGGGGAGGGTGCCGCCGCCGTTGGCGAATGCCTCAAGCTGCTGGATACCGCCGTCGACGTAGGCGGTGAACGACCCGTTCGCGTTCCTGCTGTGCGCCGCACTGTTCGCGGAGGACGCACTGTTCGTGACGCGGGAGAAGACGCGGGTGACCTTCTCCTGCAGGCCGTTGAGCCAACCCTCCACGTCACCCCAGATGGACTTCATCCCGTTCCACAGGCCGGAGAGGATGTTCTTGCCGGCGTTGACGAGCCACTCCCCCGCGTTGCCGAAGATCTCGCCGATCTTGCCCGGCAGCTCGTTGACGTAGTTGATGACATCGTTGACCAGGTCCGTCACGGTCGTGGTCGTGTTGGTGTACCACGCCTGGACTTGGTTGAGGGCGGCGGAGACAAGCGCGAGGAAGGCTCCCTCGACCCGGCCCGGCAGCTGGTCAATCCAGGCCGTGACGGAAGTGTAGAGCTGCACGACACGGTCGACCACGGACGTGGCCCACTCGGTGGCCTTGGTGACAACCCAGTCGACCATCATGCCCCACACGCCCTGCACGAAAGCGACGCCGGCCTGGAAGTAGAACTGCGCCTGCTGCCACAGGAAGCTGATACGGGCGAGCGTGCCATCCACCCATCCCTGCGCGATGGCGAGGATGTTGGTGAACGCGGTGGAGAAGAACATCTGGATGTTCGTCCACGCATTCGAGACAATCGTGCCGATCTGGGAGAAATTGCCCGTGAAGATGGATACGAGGATCAGCCAGGCCGCCGCGGCGACCTGCTTGACGATCTCCCAGCCCAGGCCGAAGATCGTCTGGATGATCTGCCACCCGGCGGTGATGGTCGCCTGCCACTGCGCGAACACGTTCGTGAACAGGTCACGCACGGGTGCGACAGCCGCGAGGGCGAAGTCCTTCATCCCGGTCAGGGCCGCGCCGACCTGGCCGACGGCGTTGACGATGGTCTGCGCATGGTCCTCACCGACGATCTGCGAGAGGGCACCGTATCCCCAGTCGCCTCCCTGGAAGGCGGTCTTCAGTTCCTCCCAGGCGTCCTTGACGCTGGCGAACGCGTTGACCGCCCACTCCGCCTTGTCCTCGCCGATGAGTGCGGCGAGCGCACCGTAGCCGGAGTCCCCGCCGTTGAAGGCGTCCTTGAGCTCGCCCCAGGCGCTGCGGATGTTGGAGAAGAAGTCGGTGACCTTCGTAACCCCGTCGCTGAAACCGTTGACGAGGCCGTCCCACCACGAGCGCACCGAATCGACGCCCGTGCTGAAGCTGTTGACCAGCCCATCCCACCAGGAGCGGAGGGAATCAATCCCGGAGCTGAACGCCGCGGTGGTCTTGTCCCATGCTGACTTGATGAAATTGGTGAAGGTCTCCCACGCCTTGCGGCCGGTCTCGGTCTTGGTGAAGAACAGGTAGAGGCCCCCGACGAGGGCTACTATGCCAGCGACGACCCAGGTGATGGGGTTGGCCCACATCGCGCCGTTGAGAAGCAGCTGGCCCATGGCCGACTGCTTGAGAGCACCGCCGAGCTTAGTAAAGGCGCCCACTACTCCTCCCGCGGAAGCGATCCCAGCCTGGATGTTGTAGGCGAGCATGCCCGCGGCAAGAGACCCGACCGCGAGACCGGCGACGGTGAGCGGCCCCTTCCACCTCTCGATGAAGTCGATGAAGCCCGCGGCGGCATCCCACGCCTGCATGAACGCACCCGTCGCGAGGTCCACGAGTGTGCCCTTGAGGACGTTGAGCCTGCCGGTGAGAGACGACTCGATGGACTGCGCGAGCTGCTCCGAGGAACCGGCGAAACCGTCCATGGTGGACCCCGCCCCCGTCAACCCCTCCAGGAAGGTGGGGATCTGGTCGACGGACAGGTCCTCCAGCGGAGTACCGAACAGGGCGATGGCCGTGTTGGCGCGCTCCGCCGGGTCCTCGATGGCGAGCAGCTTGTCGGCGGTCAGCTGCAGGGCTTCACGCGCACCTGCCCCACCGCCCGCGATCTTCGACGCCATTTCCCCGGCCGAGAGGCCCAGGGACTCAAAGGCGCCCACGGAGGACTTGGACATGTCGGAGCCACGGATGGTGAACTCCTTGAGGGCGTCGCCGGTCTTGTCGAGGGCCCACTTGCCGTTCTCCGCCTGGGTGACGAGCATGCCGAATGCTTCCTGGCCGGTGAAGCCCAGGGCGCGGAAGTTCGTGCCGTACTCGTTGATAATCTCCGGCAGCTCACCCCGCATTTCGGCCGGGACGCGCTGGAAGGCCGCGGTCATAAGATCCAGGCCCTCGGTGACGTCGGAGGCCAGGCCGTTCTTGACGAGCTGACCAACGGTCTGGGTGGCCTCGGCGGCTTCCATGCCGAAGGTCTGGGTGAAGCCGAGGAGGTTGCGGGAAAGCTCACCCGCGGTCTTCTCCCCCTCGGACCCGAGGTACTTGAACTGAGAGTTAAGGGCACCGACCGCTGCGGCCGCCTCATCGGTCCCGGAAACCAGGCCGGAACGCATGACGGAGCTGACATCGGCGGCGGCGGACTCGGCGGCCGGCCCGGTTAGCCCGAGCTGGCGGTTCATGTTGGCGATGGCGTCAGCCGACCCCATCATGGCGTCGACACCCATGGCCACACCGAGCCCGGCGAAGATGCCACCGGCCCCCTTGACGGCACCCATCAGCCCGTCCATGGACGAGCCGACTTCATCCGTGGCGTCGGCCGCCTCATGGCTGGCCTTCTCCACGTCCTCGAGGGCGGCGGCATGACGAAGCTCCGCCGCACGAAGCTGGTCCGTGGTGGACTCCCCCGCGCGGCGTTCCTTCTTCACCTCACCCTCGGCACGGACGGCGGCTGTGGCTGCGCTGTCCGCCTTCTTGCGGGCCTGTTCGAGCTCACGCTCCGCACGCTGCGCCTGCTGGGAATCCTCCCCGAACTCCCGGCGCGCCAGCGACAGTTGGACTTCAGCGTGTTCGGCGCGGTTGGTGGCCGCGAGGGATGCGGCGCGGGCGTCTTCGGCGCGTTGCTCGGCGGCGGTGATCTGTCGTGCGGCGCGCTCGGTGGCGAGCTTGGCGTCGGTGAGTTTGTTCTCCGCGGCGACGAGGGAGGAGGCGCGTGCTTCTCCCCCGTTGCGTACGGAGGCGAGGTCGCTTTCCGCGGCGGCGAGGCGCTGCTGCATGGCGACCTGCTGGGAGCGGGCGTTTTCGACGCGTGCTTCTGCGGTGGCGATTTCTCCCGCGGAGGCGCTGCCGGACTTGCGTAGTTGCTCGAGCTTGGCTTCCTCGACCTGGAGGGCGGAGGCGGCGCCGGCTTCGCGGGTGCGGGCGGCGACGACCTTCTTCGTTTGCGCTTCGACGGCGGAGGCGAGCTCGGAGGCGGCGGACTTGCCGCCTGCCGCACCCGCTGCCCCGAGTCCCTTCTCGAGGGTCTGCCCGGCGGTTTTGCTGGCAGTGTCCGCGCCCTTGTTGACTTCGGAGATGAAGCCTTTCATCGAGGCGAGGACGGGGATCCAGACAGTGTTTCCGGACATGGTGACCTCCTAGAGGTTGTCGAGGTAGTCGAGGATTTCCTCCTGGGAGTGGCTGCCGGCGTTGCCGACCATCTTCGGGCGGCCGGTGTCGGCCTCGGACCACGGGAAGGCGGGCCGCTTGGGGGCGGGCATTTTCGCCTTCTTGTTTCCGGCGGCCTGGGCGGTGGCGACCGTGTTCTCCCACGTGGCCCACACGAGTGCCCACAGGAGGCTGTCGGTGGTGGAGTACTCGCGGCCGTCTGTGTGCTGGCGCGAGTGAGGCCCGACGGGCGGCAGGCCCTGGAGGAAGACCCGGAGCTTTCGGAGGGTGATGTCCCCGCGCCAGAAGCGCGCGAGGATGTCCTGCCCCGGGTAGGCGCGCTCTAGTGCTGCTTCCGCCGCTTCCGCTCCGCCGCACGCCGCGAGGAGCGAGACGGCCGAGTAGGGCGACCGTTGGCATCGACCCCGTTGGTCAGGCGGGCGTTTTCCTGGACAACGAGGGAGAACATCATCGCGGTGCCGCCGGCGTCGATGAATCGGTCGTACTCCTCTTCACCCATCCAGAACTCGGCGACGCTGTCGAGGTCGCCGGTTTCGGCGATGTCGTTGATTTCGTCGCGCTCTTCGTCGGTGAGGTTGATGGGGTCACGGAAGGTGAAGGTGGTTTCCTTGAAGTCGAACGGGATACGTCCCTCGGCGGCGCCGGTGGCTTCCGCGCGCTGCTCAAGCAGCTCGTTGAGGTTGATGGTCATGGCAGATCCTCCTTGAAAGTTTGGGGTGGCAGGTCCTCTTACGTAGGGGTTTGGTGGAGCGGGGGTGTGGGCGGGACCTGCCAGGGTGTTTCCCACACCCCCACACCGGAGTGGCTGTTAGGCCGGGATGTTGACCGTGAGCTGCTTGGACGCAATCAGGGAGTTGGCGTCCGTCGCGCGGAACGTCACATTGGCGCTGCCCTTGGCGGTCGGGGTGCCGGAGATGACACCGGCGGCGGACAGGGTCAGGCCGGCGGGCAGAGTGCCCGAATCGACGGTCCAGCGGTACGGGGCGGTGCCGCCGGACGCAGCGAGCTGGGCGGAGTACGCCTGGCCGACGGTGCCGGTGGGCAGGGTGGAGGAGGACACCGCGAGAGTGCCCACTCCGTCCGTGGTGGAGCGGGTGTTCTCTCCACCCCAGGTGTCGGTGAACTGCCAGAAGGTGGACTTGCCGCGTGCGTCCTTACCCTTGTAGGCCTCACCGGCCGGGTAGACGGAGAGCTCCACGGTCAGGCCGATCATCTCGTCGCGCTTGAGGACGATGGACTCGCGGGACGAGACCTGCGCCTCGAAGAGGATGAGGCGCATGGCGGCGTCGCCGTCGACGACGTCGATGGAGTACATCTCGCGGCGGAAGTTCGGGATCGCGTCCTCGTAGAAGGACCACACGCCGGTCTCCGGGTCCTTCTTGACGGCACCCTTGGCGAGGCCGAAGTACACCTCGGCGTTGCCGCGGGTGAACTCCCACAGAGTGAGTTTGATCTTCTTGACGGACTTGGTGATGTCCTCGCGGATCGCGTTGAGCTCCTGCCACGGGATGAACTCGGACTTGTCCTCGTCGAAGGAGATCTCGACACCGTCAGGGCTTAGGTAGCCCATGTTCGTGAAGGTGTCGGGGTACTTGTGGCTGGGTGAAAGGATGGGCAGGTCGGTGCCGAGCGGGGCGCGGCGCACCGCGCCGGTGACGCCGACTCGGGCGGCGTTGGCGTTGAAGCCGGTGAGGGCATCAGAGTAGGCCATTGGGTATTCCTCCTGGAATGAGTGCGGCCCCGCGGGTGGTCCACGGGGCCGGGATTGATTCGGGTAGGGGGTTATCAGGTGTGCAGGGTGACATCAGCGACGGTGCCGAGTACCCGGACGCGGAGGTTGATGTCCTCCCGGGTTGTGAAGCTCGGGCAGTCGACCATCGTCACCCCGGTCCCCGCGAGGTGCGGCAGCTGGTGGATCGCCATGCGCACCTTCTCGGCGACAGGAGTGGCGGCGGCGCGCGAACGCGCGACCACCTCGATGTCGAGGCCGACCTTGTCGAGGCGAACCGGAAACCCATTCCCGCCCCACGACACGGCCGCGCCCTCCCCCGGCAGCAGGTCGATAACCACACAGGGCAATGCCGACTCCAGTTTCTCGGCCGGGGGAAGGACATCCGCCACGTACACACCGGGAAGCATCTGACTGACGGTGTGGATGACGGTCTTGAGCACATCAGCGTCGCTCATCGGCGCACCTCCCTGGCAGTGCGCCGCAGGACCCTGCCCGCCCGGCGCGTGTTGTAGGTGTCGGCGCCGGTGACTTTGACGTCTGCGGCGGCGCGCCCGTTGGGCAGGGTGCGTTGGCTGATGGTGACGTCGGCGTCGATGTTGGCGCGGGCCAGTTCGCGGCGGGTGCGCGTTGCGATGTTTGCGCTGCGCTGTGCCACCGCGGCTTTCACCTGTGGGGTTTGGTTGGCGAGGGTGAAGAGCTCGTCTGGGTCAAGCTCGGTTCGTGCCACGGATTACCTCCAGGTCGCATTCGGTGTGGGCGAGGAACTCGGTGCGCCAGTGCAGAGGTGGGCCCTTGACCTCCCAGTGCATGTCGCCCCAGGTGTCGACGCGGATGCGGTCGGTTTCCCGGAGCTCGAGCAGGAGGTTGGGGGGCTCGGTGTAGAGGCGGTAGCGCTCCACGGTGTGGCTGGAGCGGCTGTCCTGTTCTTCCTCACCCTGCTGGGGTTGGACGGAGACGGGGAAACCCACGGGGATTTCCTCGGGGGTTGCCCAGTCCTCTTCCTCGGCGCCGTAGTCACCGGGGACGATGCGGGCGCGCAGGATCGTGATTTTCTCGGTGAAGATCACGGCATCGGCCCCAGCTTGTAGATGTCGACGATGCGCCACTCCGTCGACTGTGGGGTGATGACCCCGGGCGAGCCGACGGAGATGCCGCCGACGGACATCGCCTTCTGCGGGTTGCTACCCCGGCGCGCCATCTGGGCGACGACTCCGACGAGGTCGGTGGCGGTGTCGTAGCCGTGGGTGATGGTGGCCGTGAGCCGGCGGAAGCCGGCGCGGGGGCGTCGGTCGAGTTGGAGCATGCCGTCCGCGGAGAAGCGGTAGGTGTCCCGGTCGAGCGGTTTCCCGTCGACGGTTACCTCCGCGACGTCCAGGAGACGCTTAGTCGGGAGGAATACAACGTCGTCGCCGGTGGTGTCGACGGTGACGGTTTCCTCCCGGACGGGCCAGACGTGCCAGCCGCATAGGCTGCGCACCGTGTGTACGGCGGTGTCGATGACGTCCTGGCTCGGCAGTGTGGTGCCTGCCCCAACCATGGCTGGGGTGATGCCGTGCTCGGGTGGTGACTCGGGCATGCATCATCACCTCCATGGGTTACTTGTTCTCCGGGGTGCGTGCCTTGTTTCGGGGCGCGCGGGCGGCCTTCTCGGCCGGGGCGTCGTCGATGAGGACGGCGCCCGGGTAGCGCTCCAGGTCGCGCTCGTCGAGGAGCACGTCGATGGTGCCCCGGTTATCGCCGAGGGGGACGCGGTAGGTCTTGCGGATGTCAGTCATTACGCTGCACCTCCAGTCAGGTCGATCTTCACGAATGCGGCGGGGAGCGGGACCATGAGGCCCAGGCGCTCCTCGGCGCGCAGGGTCACGAGGTTGTGCTCGAAATCGCGGTCGTTGGTGTTGGTGGAGTCGACGCGCACACCGCCCTTGCGCAGGATGATGGAACCCTGCTTGAAGGCGCCGGCGAGTGCGGTGCCCTTCGGGACGAGGTTGGTGACGACGGTCTTCTTTGCCCACAGCGGGGGCTGGACGAGGACACCGCCGACTCCGTACTGGCCCATGAACGGGCCACCGGCGAGGTACTGGCCGTTGGCATCCTTGGCCAGGCGCAGGGGCTGGTAGTCCAGCTCGTTGATGACGAAGGCGTCCGCGGCGAACGGGGTTGCCTGGCGCACCTTCGCCTGGGCCGCGAAGAGCTCGTCGAAGATGTGCTCGGTGGTGGCCTTGTGGGTCTGGATGCCGGAGCGGTTGAGCAGACCCGTGAGGTTGGAGCCGGTGCCGTTGCCGTTGAGCAGCTGCTGCTCCTCGGTCAGGGACAGGTCGTAGAGCAGCTGGCCGTTGATCCAGTCGGTGACGAAGGAGTAGTCCTCGATCATCTCGTCGGAGATCTTCGTCAGCGCAGCGACCTTGGCGAGGGACTCGGTGACGACGTCGAAGTTGTTGTAGCGCACGTAGGGCTTCTGGGCGCCCTCCGCGACGGTTGCCGGCGCGCCCTCGAGAATGCGGTTGAGCTTCTCGACGATGTACTTGACCGTGGCGGTCGTGACCGTGGCGGAGCCCATGAGGTCCTGGGTGATCAGCTCCTCACGCCGCTGGTTGACGATGGTGCGGTCGTAGGTGGTGCCGTAGCCCTCCACCAGGTTGGTCGGGGTGGTCAGCGGGTCGTTGGCCGCCTTGGCGGAGAACTCCGGGGTGGAGTGGTCCATCTGCACGCCCGCGGCCTGCTTGCGGAGGACCTCCTCGGAGTGCTTGACGAAGTGCTCGCCGAGGTTGGCGGCCTTGACGCTGGCGGGGGCGTCCTCGCCGCCGTCCTTGAAAAGGTCGCGCAGGCGCGCCTCCTCGGAGCTCTTGGCGTGGAGGGCGGCGATCTTCTCGTCCAGGTCCTCCACGACGTCGAGGGCGGACTTGAGCTCGGTGAGCTGCTCGGTGGTCGGGTTCTCGTCGAACGAGGCGTGCAGGGACTTCGCGGCCTTGTAGGCCTCGTCGCGGCGCGCGGCAAGAGACTTAGTCATGGGTGGGTGTCCTTTCGAGGAGCATGAGGCGGGCTTTCAGCGCGCCGATGGGCGGGGTGTCGGGGTGGTCAACCTCCGCCGGTCTTTCTCCGGCGGGGGCAGGATCAGTGCGGGTGGAGCCTCCGGTGCCCGGCGCGGCGGCGGCAGGGCCGCTTTTGAGCAGTGCCGTCAGGAGGTTCTTCTGCCGGCTCGTCAGGTTGATGCGCTCGGCGATCTGCTCGGCGGCCTTGACGGTGAGGATCTCCGTTTCCTGGTTCGCACCGATGGGGACAACGGATACCTCGTAGAGCTTGAGCTTGCGCAGCTCGAACGCGGGCTCGCCGTCGATCTCGGCGGCGGCCGCCTCAAGCACGTCGTAGGCGAAGGACATCTGGGTCAGTCGCCGGTCTTTGACGAGCTTGTAGACCTGGGCGGCCTTGGCGTTGTCGAGGTCGAACTTTGCGGTGATTTTCAGACCGTGGTCGTCCTCCTCGGCTTCCACGACTGCGCCGATGTTCGACCAGGGGTCGTGCATGTCGTGGCCGTAGAGCAGCGGCAGGGTGTTGCCTGACGCGGCCCATTCGTCCAGGGTCTCGGTGAACGCGCCGCGGCGGATGACGTCGCCGTAGGAGTCGATGTTGTCGAACACGGCGGCGTAGGCGACCATGGTGCCCTCGCCCTCGGCTTCATCGCCGGTCGCTTTGACCTGGACGGTTACATTCTTGTGCTTCACGGAGTCACCTCCTTTCTCGCCCGGCAGCTCCGGTGGAGCGTCGTACCAGGCGCGGATCGCTTGGATGGTTGATTCGGGTCTGCCCTCGCGCTGTGCGCGGGCGATGCACTCGTCGATGCCGGGGTCCACGAGGTGGAAGACGGCACCAACCTGGACTAGCCGCGCGATGGTCGGGGGTGACGGGCTGGAGTTGATCAGCCACATCTCCGGCACCGGCGTCTCGACATCGAGCAGCCAGCCCATGAGCCCGCGCCGCATTGCGAGGACCACATCCATCACAGGTGCCGGGATGTCGTGGTTGAGCGCCGTGGCCGCGATGATCGAGGCGACCTCGTCCATGTCCCAGCGCGGGGTGCCCGGCGCGGCGTTCGCCTGGACGAAGGTGGACTTGCCGCCCGCTGGCGGGCCGATGACGACGTGGAGTGTCACGTGGCTGCCTCCTTCGGTGGGTCATCGGCGGTGGCGGTGTCCTCGACTTCGCCTGCGGCCGCGACGTTGAGCGGGCGCATGAGGGTGTCGCCTCCCTCGATGGCGGGCATGTTGTTCATGGCGCGGGCTTCGTTGGGTGTCATCCACGGTCCGCCGACGGCTGTGGACGTGACCTCTGCTCGCTCCTCGAAGGACGCGCGCAGCTTCTCGTCGAGGTTGAACTCGAAGTAGACGCCCTCGACTTCCTCGGCCGGCATGGAGCTCGCCAGCATGGGGATGAGGAACTCGTTGAGCACATCTTCGATTTGCTTAATCACCGGGCCGAGGGAGTCGCCGTAGAGCGACTTACGAAACTCCACGACGTTGGAGTAGTTCGCGTTGTCGAGCAGGCCCACCATCGTGGGGTTCACGTGGAAGGCACTCGCCACGGTCTGCAGGGAGAGCTTGGTGACCTCCACAACCTTCTCGTCGTCGGCCTTGAGGTGGAAGGCCTTGAAGTCCATGCCGTCCTCGAGGACCGGGACGCCGCCGGCTCCCGATCCCCGGCCGGAGTACTGCGCGGACCACGACCGCTTGAAACGGTTGCGGGCGGAGTCGTCCCACTTGACGTCTTTCGGGCGGGTGATGATGCCGCCGAGGCGCGGTCCGTTGCGCCACAGCTGGGCGCGGTAGGCGGCGGACTCGAGCTGCTCCTGGAGCGTCTCGCGCAGAGCCGTGATGGGTGAGGTGCCGCGGGCGAGCGAGAACGGGTGATAGCCGTGCTGGCGGATAATGTCCTCACCCGGCACCTCGAAGAGCCTGCCGCGCTCGTCGGAGAGGATGAGGCTTTTCATCGTCCACGGGTCCTCCCAGCGGGTGGAGTGGATCCAGTGGTGGGGGATGGGCAGAATCTCCGGCGGTGCGTCGCCGGACTGGCGGACGTACCAGACCCATTCGTCGTAGAGGCAGTAGTCCATCACCGCGCGGTAGATCAGTCCCGCCGTCAGGGAGGACGGGGATGACTTCTTGCACAGGTCAGCGAGCCAGCCTGTGCGCACGCGCTCGCGGCCGCCGTCCTCGACCCGCCTGTAGACATGCAGGCTGGTGGAGGCGACCGAGCGGGCAATGAAGTCCGTGACGGTGCGCAGGTGCGGTTGCTGCTCCCACAGCTCCTCGACGGGCATGTCGCGCGCCTGCATGGCCAGCGCCCCGTAGATGGGGCCCGCGAGCTCCTCCGGGGTCGGTGGCGTCAGCGTGGTGGGCACGATGCCCAGGCGTTGCAGTAGGCCCATTGGCCACCTCCTCTCACACGATCAGCAGTCCGCCGTCGTCGTCATCGTCGAGCCCCGTCTCCGGCGGCTCGTCCAGTTCGTCGTAAGTTCCGAAATCCTCGGCGGCGTACGCCGAGACGAACTCGTCCGTCTCAATGCGTGTCGCCATCCACCAGGCGATGTTCACCGCGATCATGGGCGAGGCGTCCGTGGCGGAGTTGCCGCGGTCCCAGATGGCGATGTCGCCGCGCTTGCGGTCGATTGCTCCCTCGACGGAGATGTCGAGCAGCGGCTGCGCACGGTGACGTATGCCGCGGCCCTCGATCTCGTCGGTGAAGCCGAGGACGGACGCCGACATGTCGGTGCCCTGCCACTCGTCGACCTCGATGCCCTCCGCCCGGATCAGCGGCGCCAGGCCCGCCGAGGCGGAGCCCTTGACCTGCATGCCGACGCGGCCGCCGAACCAGGCGCTCGTCTCGCGGCGTTTCAACCAGCCGGGCACCCACTTGTACCCGGCGCGGCTGGCGACGATCTCGACGTGCCAGAGCCCGTCGTCGCGGCGCGAGCAGATGGCGATGTGGGCGAACTTGCCGTCCAGGGCGACGTCGATGCCGACGAAGACCTCTTCGCCCGGCGCGCGGTGCGAGTCGGGGTCGGCCAGGGCGTTCCAGAGGCGCATGGGGATGCGTCCCTGTGTGATGCTGACCTGCCACTGGCACATGTGCTCGGCGCGCCAACCGGCCTCGTTGCCGCCGGATCGTGCGGCGTAAGCGTCGGCGAGCATGCCTTCCTCTGTGATTTCCCCGTATCCCATCGAGGGGTTGGACTGGGCGTGTGCCACAGGGTCGAGGATGTCGGCCTCGGGGTGGGCGCTGTAGGAGAAGAACCCCTCGCGGCTGGCCACGACGGGGTTCCGTTCCTCGAGCTGCGCGAGTGCGGAGTCGCGGAGGGACTTCAGAACAACGGAGCGGGTGTCTCCGGCGTTGGAGAAGCCCCACACCTGCGAGTGCGGTCGGGCGGTAGTGGTCGGTACGACACCGTTCCACGCCTCCCAGTCGAGGAGCTCGCGCAGCTCGTCGAGCAGCGCCAGGTCGACGGACTTCGAGCGGCCGCCCTTGCGGGACATGACGGCGAGCGACCAGGTCGGCATGGTGCCGGCGATGTCGAGCGCGTCCGGCACCGGCGGGACGGCGAGCTTGATGGCGGCCTTTCCGTTCGCGCGAGAGCGGTACGCCCCGTTGTACTGATCGTCCTCCTCCTCGGCCCGGGGATTGTCGGGGAGGAAGGCCCGCAGGATCGGATTCCAACAGGCGATCTTAAACGCTTCGTCGAGGGTGTCCTCGGCGTCACCTAGTGTTTGCGCTCCGGAGAGTACCCGTGACGCCCCGTACTGGTAGAGGCGCCACAAGCCGAGAACCACCATGAGCAGGGTCTTCCCGTTCTGGCGGGCAACTTCGACGATGACGGTCTTGAACCGGAAGTCTCCCGAGGGCTCGAGCTCGAGGCCGTGGATGAGCACCCACTCCTGCCACGGGTAGAGCTCGATGCCGAGCAGCGTCGCGAACTCGATGACCTCGAATCCCTTGGAGGTTTCCGGGGTGAGCTCTTGAAGCGGCGGGGTGTAGAAGCGCGGCTCGGTGGATCCTTTACGCCCCATCCTTCTTGCGGTGCTTCATCATGGCCATCACCCCGGCGCGCGCCTCCTGGAACGTGGGATCCTTCGGCACGCCGCGGGCGGCGTCCACCGGCTGGTTGTCACTGTCCACCTGATGCGAGGGCAGGCCGAGGCGGTCCCAGACGTTGAGGAAGTAGTGCGAGAGGTTCAGCGCCTTTCGCTGCTCCTGGGAATCGACGGTGCCGGCCTCGTCGATATTGCGGGCGACCAGGCGGCCGAGAACCGTCAGGCCCTCCCACTCCTCACCGTATTCACCGTGGGCCTGGATCGATTTCAGGAAAGCGGCCTCCAGCGTGCCGTCTCGCGGGGTTTCTGCGGTCATGGGCTTTTCACCTCCGTCCGGAAAAGTCGGTCAGTCTGGCGAGGTCGGATAGGGGGAGGGGGTGTGCGCGGGGAGAGAGGCCACCTGCACCCACCATGAGCTGGCCGGGGGCGACCTCTCCCGTGATTTAGACGGCCCCTCCCCTACGCCCAGGCGGGCGGTGGCGGGCCGGGCGCGGCATCACCAGGGTTCCGAGAGGGTCCCGATGGGCGGGTTCGGCATACCGGCCTGCCTCGAGCGGTTGCACGAGCAGTGCGACGGCCGCAGGTTCGCCGGGTCTATCGAGAGCTCCGGGTGCGTCTTCCTCGGATGGAAGTGATCCGGTTCGAAGGCATCCGGTGTCTGCGGCGCCGCCGTGTAGTCGATGGGCTGGCGGCAGAGCCAGCACACGAGGTTCGCCTCCCGGCACGCCTCGGTGTACTCGCGCTTGAGCTTCTTGCCTGCCCGGGTATCCCACTGGTCCTCGATGGAACATCACCTCCGAGCATGCGAAAGGCCACCTGAATCACTTGATTCGGTGGCCCACCTCTTTCGCACGTCAGTGTATCAACCTGCCTGTCCCACATCGTGATTGCGCTGGTCACGGCAAGCGTCAAGGACATCAGCCAACGAGACGAGCACTCGGCCATCGGGTGCGACATCGGAGTCGATGACACCCGAGTCGACCCACCGATACACCGAGCTCTTCGAGACCTGGACCCCGAAGTGCCGCGCCCACGAAACGATCTCGCGCACACCACCCACCTCGAGTGGAGACGGTGGGTCCTTCTCCTCGGGCGGCAGCACCACATCCGAGACCAGGCGGGCGCGGGCAATGATCTCCTCGGCGCACATCACACCCCACGGCATGTCACCGATGACAGCCGCCCGCGAGAACAACCAGCCCGCCATCTCCACACCACCCGCATCAGGTTCAGGTGCCGGCCCCTCATCGGGGCACGCGCGCAGCAACGCACCCACCCACCGACGTAACTCCCGCTCCGTCTCGAGCTTCACGTCCAGGACCGAGACCACGAGCGGAACCCGCGAGGCCCGACGAGCCGGCGGCTTACCCGCGTTCTCACCCGAGCACGCCTGCCTCGGAACCAGAAGGTCATCCAACCCAGGCAGGTCTAACTCAAGATTGTGCAGCGACCTACTCAACATCGACAGCAACTGATCATCCATCACGCTTCCTCTTCCCTCCACGCTTTCCTCTCCTACGACGACCAGAGCCGCCAAAGCCGAGACCTGTCCTGTCCGTACCTGCCCTACCCGGCCCGTCCCGACCCGACCCGACGTTCTTGGGTCCGTCACCCAAGCGTCCCAGGACGCGACCTAGGTCTGTTACCACTTCGTTACCTGTGGGGTGGTGGTGACCGTCCGGCGCTGCTGGCTCCGGCGCTGCGCGGTGGTCGAGCGCTGCTGCCTCCGAGGGCGCTGCTGCCTGACCGTCCTGCTGCTTCCTTGAGGCTGCTGCCTGGTCATCATCTTGTCCCGGTGTCCGCGCTGCTGCCTCCGAGGGCGCTGCTGCAGACGTGGGTCGCGAGTGGAGCTCGTCGATGGATTGAGTCATCCACGGCGGCTCGTCCTGGTCCCCGACACTGTCCGGCGCTGCTATCTCCGGCGCTGCGCGGTGGTCGAGCGCTGCTGCCTCCGAGGGCGCTGCCGCCTGACCGTCCTGCTGCTGCCTTGAGGCTGCTGCCTGGGTCGTGTCGAGGGGAAGGGTGGGCTGGGTGAGCTGGATGCTGACGCCGTGGTCCTTGCACCACGGGTCGTTGTTCACGAAGTCGACGGTGTGTCGGCCGTAGATCATCTCCTCCGGGGTCGGCGGGTTGAGCAGGGGCAGCTCGATGCCGTCCCCGCGTTGGCTGTTGCAGGACTTGCAGGACACGACGAGGGTGTCGACGGTGCTGTCCTTGTGGTTGGTGAGAGAGTCGTAGGTGGCGGCGCGGTAACCCGTGCGGTTAGTCCAGCTGACCGACTTGCCGCACCAGCGGCAGCGGTCGCCGTCGCGCACGCGGACCCGGGCGAGCAGGCCCGGGGTGCGCTTGTCCTTGGCGCGGTTGCGGTCCTGCTCCACCTCCTCGCGGCGCCTGGCGTGGATGAACTCCTCGTCGTCGAGGACGAGGCGGATGACGGTGCGGCCGTCGATGGTTTCCTCGGTGGCGAGGCCCGCCTTCTTGAGGGTGTCGAGGACGGCGCGCTCCCGGCCGGGTGCGATCTGGGCGAGCAGACCCAGCTCGACGACGGCGTCGGTGAGGTGGCCGGCGGAGACCGCAGCGAGTTGAACGAGTACGCCGAATGCTTCGTTCTTCTGCGGGTGCTGCAGGTCGGTGGCGACGAGGAGCTTCGACATGAGCGGGTGGGTGGTGGCGTTGTCACCGATGCGCAGCCAGGCCATGTGCTCGTCTCCTCTCTCTGGTCGTCGGTGCGGGCGGGGGTTCTATCGGGTGGGGGTGGCTGGGTCATCCGCCCTCCCGTCGGGTGCGTGGGCCGGGGCGTGGAGGTGAGCCCACTACCTGTCCCAGCGGGTTATTGACGTGGTGCGGGCGAGGCGGTGTGGGCGGCTGCTTTCCCGTCGCGAGGGCGAGCCACGGGTAACAGTCTTCGCACAATCCCTCACCGAGATGGGGCCGAGCGTCCGCGGGGATCTTCGTACGCGGGTGGATGGTGCCCTGGGGAATGAGCGGCACCTGACACCCACGACACACCCTCTGGCAGAAGGCCGATTCCCCACCTGCCACACCGGGGTGAACATCGGAGTACCGGCCGGCCATCACCCCATCAACGCGCAGCGCCTGGCGCTCCAGGTCGCTCAACGCACGCTCGCACGCGGTGATGAGGGGGCAGCGTCGGCAGATGAGCCGGGCTTTCTCATGGCGCGCGAGCGTGTCCTCGGTAGGTTCGCTCGGACGTCGCCCGTCCCACGGACTGACGTCACCCTCCCAGCGCTTGTACCAGCACAAGGCAGACCTCTCCTCTCCCGGCTCGAGTCCCCACAGGTCGCTTGCCCGCATGGTCACGCAATCCCACCCGGCGGATTCGACCGCACAATCTTGAGACCCATGCGCCCGTCCGGGTCCAAGCTCGAGGCAGCAGTGTCGACGTCCGCATCCGCGAAGCTGACGTCTTTCACCGGTGCCTTGTCTTCCATCTCCTGCAGCGCGTCCTTATCCGGGATGACGCAATGCACCGCCAGGGACTCCGAGAGCACCAGACAGGATGTCAACTGGCCCTGGCGGGGTTCCAGCGCCCGCATGCGCGCGTCCTCCCCGACGTGGCCGAGGATGGATCCGAGCGCCTTAGCCTGACGGGGTGTGAGCTGCGCGACGCCCCCGGAGACTCGGGGCGCGTCGGCCAGGTCATGCAACGTGGCAGGAATGTCACCGAGGGTGGGGTTGTCCCGGTCCTCGCGGACCACACGCGACATGCGGCCGAAGAGCTGGCCGTCGTCAGACTGGGTGACGCTCTGCTCGGTGATGTCCCAAGACAGGGACGGCAGCGGCTCGTCCTCACCCGGAGCCTTGACCTTCATGGCGAGCAGCTGGCGTGCCTTTTCCGGCGTGAGCTCGACAACCCTGTCGCGGTCATCCGCGATCTGGACGTGGTCGGCCGGCACACTCACTGAGATATGCGTGCCGCGTCCGGGGTCGTAGGCGCACACCGCGGCATCCGCGCCGTACCCCGAGGGCAGCCGAACGGCGAGGACAGCGAACTTCCCCTTGGTTGGAGCGACGACCAGGGCGGCGCGCAGCGCGTTCTGCAGGGCGACCCCGTCGAGGATGGCTGTCGAGGTAGTGACGGCCTTCGGTTGGGCATTAGGCATGCCGTTCCTCCTTCATCAGTAGTGCAAGCTGTCCAGGGATGGGCTGGCTCGGGTGGTCTGGTCGGGCGATCCACGAGTAGATCTGGCAGCGACGCTCTTCATCGAGCGAGTCCCACCACCTGTTCGCGTCCGCCGCTGTAATGGACATGGGGATCAGTCCCCCTCCGAGTTCCGCAGCGCCGCCGCGCGCAGGCTCGCCTCGGCCATGACCTCGTGGGGAAAGCGCACGAGCTCCGCCTGCCGGGGGTGCTCCCGCTTCATGTGGTCGGTCTTCCCGAGGGCATGGAGAGCACCCGCGAGTACCTGGGCCTGTTGGCACGGGCAGAGCTCGGACTGGACATGAATCGCGGCCATCGAGGCGTCAATCCCCCACTCCTCGAGGTCCTTCTGGTCGTTGTCGTCCAGGTCGACGGTCAGGGTGAGAACTCTGGTCGTGGTCATGGGGTCTCCTACTCGCGGCGCCCCGTGCCCGATGCGGCGTCGGGGCGGGGGGTTGTGGGGTTGGTGGTTGGTAGTGGTTCAAGCCCGACGGCCCGGCGCGCGGCGTCGATGGCGCGGGTGCTGACTCGCTTCGGGTAGATGATCTGGTCGCATGCGTGGAGGCTGTGGACGGTGGAGGGGCCGATGCCGTCGGCGGGTTTGACCTTGATGAGGTTGCGGTTGCCGCGGGGTGGGCCTTGGTCGATGAGGACCTCGCCGCCTGATGAGTGGCCGGAGTAGACGGCGGCGCCGCATTGCTGGCAGTAGGTGGTGCGCATCTAGTCCCCTTTCGCGAGTGCGTAGGTGTCTTCGAGGGGGCGGCGGGCCTGCTCCTGGGCGGCTCGGATGGCCTCGGGGAAGGTGAGGTAAAAGCCCTGTTCGCACCCGTAGGTGTCATAAATGTGCCACCGTCGGCGGAACAGTCCTCGGCGTTTAACGGTCCACTTGCTCATGAGCGTGCTTCCTCTCGTCCCTGGTAGAGCTCTGGGTCCTCTTCCCAGTCGGTGATGAATCGGCGGGCGGGCATTTCGTGGTGGGTTAATCCGCGTCCGGGACCCGGCTGCAAACCTGCAGATCGCGTTTTCCACTCCCCGGTCACGGGCGCGCCGTCGGGCTTCCAGGCGCGGGGAAGATCGGGGCGGGGCGTGATGGACTCCGGGTTTACGTGGATCGTGAACCCCAGGTGGGGCATAAAAACGTCTACGTGGCTCCTGTAGTGCCCCGTCAGGATCGCAAGGCCTTTGCGGTTCCCTGCCTGCATGTCGCACCACATTCCGACCAAATGGTCGCGCTTGGCGGGACTGTAGTCCGCGATGGTCTTAGGCATTGTCCGCCCCCTCAATGTCACGCTCTCGCGACCAGTCCCGGAGGTTGCGTACAGGCACCCAAAGATCCCTACCGTGGCGGAATATGATGTGGCACGTCTCGGAAAGCTCTATCGGTTTGCTATTCGCGATTCGAACTCGCTCGCCCTCATAAGTCGCCCACCATCCCAGCATGTCGGCGGGTGGTTCCTGCTGGACGTGGGGGCGGGTCACGCCGGGGATCACCATGCGGGGCTCGTGCGGGAGGGGAACCAGTTCATCGAAGGGAACGTTTGCGCCATTCAAGCCCCTACCTCGCCAGGGAACGGCTAGCATCGCTTCTCCGCGCAGGGTCGTGCCGACGTACCAGCCGCGAAGGGGTTGCCCCTTACCTCGCCATTCAACTGCCCCGCCGATATAGTCCCGGTGCTCCTTGTCGGTCATGTATGCGAACGTGCTCGAGTCGGGTTTTGGCTCCTCGGGTTCAAACAGGTTGATGAGGTTCATGAACCTGCCGCCTTTCTCAATCCAGGCATCCAGGGCCTCAGCACTTTCACGGTTCTTCTCCCACTCATCGCGGGTATAGGTGGTGCCAGGCATAGGGGATCTCCTCATACTGGTTCCGAGCGCCTGTTCGATGGTGTCGGCGGCGTCTGCGAGCCACACCAGTCCGGTGTCGCGCATGTTGGTGAGGATGTCGTCCACGTTGGGGTTGGTGGTGTCAGGCATTGATGTCTTCTTCCTCGGTGGGGGTAAAGAGCTCTACGAGTGCTGCGCGGAGGTTGTCGGACAGGGCCTCCACGACCAGGGGGTGCAGGGGCTTTCCACCCAACAGAATCGAACCGTCTTTCACGGTGAGGCACAGGTCCTCGTCATTCGTCAGTTCCCACTCCTGCCTGCCGTCACCGTGGATGATGGTGGGCTTCGGGAGGTTAGGGGCGAGGAGACCCGCGGCAACAAGGCGGTGAGTGATCTGGGTGGCGGTAGAAGTCGCGGACACATGCAGGCCCTCGGAAAGGCCCTCCGCGATGATTTCTCTGGCGCGGTCGAAGTTGTTGGTCATGGCCAGGCTCCTTTCGGGATGGGGTTTCCTTCGTGGTCCCACGCGCGGGCGAGGTCGTTGCGCAGGAGGAGGTTGTCGGGTTCGGTGTAGATCGGTTCGTAGAGGTTGGGGACCTTGAGCTTGGCGCCGAGGTAGGCGCCCTCGTAGATGCCGATGACGGACGGGTCGCTCACGAGCTCGAACCAGGCGCCCATGAAGTCGTCGCGCTGGTCCTCCGGGACGTCAGAGAGGCGGAAGTCGGCCATTAGTCGTTCTCCCTCGCGATGATCTTGTGGCCCAGGACGTAGCGACCGCCGGCGTAGAAGATGTCCCCGCGCACCGTCTCGGTAAGGGTGAACACCTCGAGCGGCTCCTCCGGGGTGGCGTTCGAGTTCTTGAACATCTCGGCCACGTGCGCCCACCGCCGCGCCTCGGCATCGTCCATGCCCATGATGGTGGTGCGGGTAGGGGCATCGGCGCGGTGCATGCGCAGGAAGTAGGGGTTCTTCACGTTTACTTCTCCTCCTCGGTGTCATTGCTGTCGGTGAGTAAGGCCAGGGCGCGGCCGAGGGATCGCCAACACTTGTCCGGATCGTCCTCGAAGTTCGCGCGCGCGGCCTCGACGTGTTTCTTGAGTTGCTTCGCGTTGAGGCCCGGCGCGCCCGCGGCCGGGGTGGCGGGTGTGGTGGTGGTCTTTTTGAGGCGGGTGTTTTCGACGGTGAGGGCGGCGCGAGTCTTCTCGGATTCATCGAGGAGGCCGGCGAGCTCGTCGTGGTCGCGGAGCGCCTGGGCGAGGTTCGCTTCGGCTTGTTTGAGCTGGTCGGTGAGTTTCTTGCTCGTTGCCTTGGCGGTGAGGAGCTCAGCGGCCGCGTCGTGTTTTTTCTTCTCCAGCTCGATGAAATCCTTGTATACAGCGGCATCGGTCTCACGTGACTTCTTCAAGTCTGCTTCGGCCTGGGCGAGTTTTGCGGTGAGGCCGCGGTTGGTTTCCTCGGCCTCGTTCTTCACCTCGGCCAGGTGCTTCTCGGCGGCTTCTGCGCGCTTTTGTGCTTCGGCGAGCTGGAGGTGCAGGTTGTCGAGCTTGTCAAGTGTCTTGGCGCGTGCCTCGTCCGCTTTGTCCAGTGCGTGTTTGGTGGCGGCGCGCTCGTTGTGCAGCATTTCGAGGGCGGCGGTGTGGGCGGTGCTCTTGTCCTTGAGCTTGCGCTTGAGGATCTGCACCTGGGAGGAGTGATCCCTGGACACGCGCTGCGCTTCCTCGAAACGCGCCTGCGCTTGGTCGCGCTGCGCCTGCGCCTTCTGGAGCTTGGCGACGGTGGCGTCGTAGTCCGCCTGGATGTCGACGTGCCGCATAGTGTCCTGCCCGGCGGCGGGTGGGATGGCGGGAGCCTGGCTCGAGGTACGGGCCTCGGAGGGGGTGTGGTCCGTGGCCGGGCGTGGGGTCTGGCGGTCCTGCTGGGCCTGGGCGAGGGTGCGGACTGTCCGCTCGAGGTCGTTGTTGCGTGCGAGGAGGTTCTCGACGAGGGGGACAACGAGTGAGTCGACGGTGCGCGCGGGCGCGGCCGGTTCCCGGATAATGCCGCCGGGAGCGAAGGGGATTGTCATAGTTCGTCCTCCGGTGGGTACGCCATGATGGTGGCGAGGGTGAGGGTGGCGGCCGCGAGGGTGTCCTGGCCCCGGAGGCTCGCCTGGAAGTGCTGGAAGATCGTTTCGACGTCTGCGACGACGACGGCGTACTCGCCGAAGGTGTCCTCGCGCTCCTGGGCGCGGCGGCGCTCAGCGAGGTCGTTGGGGGTCACGTCGCTCACGGCCACATCACCGCCTGGAGCACGACGATGGTGACGAAGAACATCAGGCAGGCAAGACCGAAACCAATGAGCGCCCCGGTGACGATCTTCTCGATGCCGTTCATGCCCGGGTCGTGCTCGTGGGTGAGCTTGTAGAGCTCCGCGTTGAACTCGCTCATGCGTTGTCCTCCTTGATGACGGTGGTGAGGTTGTCGAGGGCTTCCTGCCAGCTGGGGCGGATCCGGCCGCCGTAGAACCGGGCGATGTCCTCAACTTCGCTGGTGAAGTTGGTCTCCGCGATGGGTGACACCTGCGGGGAATCGTCCGGGGTGGTCATGCCGCACCCCCGAACATGGCCCAGGTGGTGACGTAGAGGACCCACACGACGAGGAGAGCGGCGATACCTACCGCGAACTCGGTGGCGGTCGGCAGCTCACGCTCCGGGCCGGCCGGGTGGCGGCGCGTGTGGGCGGCCGTGGGCGAGATGTGCTCCAGGGGCGGGCGGTGAGGCGCGTAATGCAGCACTCCCGCCGCGCGGGCAATATCGGTCAGCTCCATATCGATCACACCCAGCAGGCCGGGTCGTGGCCCTCGAGGATGAGGAGCAGGTCGGTGATGTGGCGCCAGGTGTCGAGCAGCTGGTCGGGGGTCATTGTGATTCCTTTCGAGAGACGGGAGCGGGTCGTGCGTGCGAGAATCCGGGAATGGGTTTTCTACAGATGGTCACCGTCGGCGGTCTCCTCCTCGAGGTCCCGGACGAGATCCTCGGTTCCGTTTTCGCGGCGGCGAAGGCCGGCCACGACCGCGGCGATTTCGTCTCGATCTGTGCCTTTGATCCAGACGCCGGCCGTTACATCCAGATGGACACTTCCCTCTTCGCCCCGAACGTCCCGGCCGCCGATGCGCGCGGGGAGGCGGAGGGGATGGACGTCATGCTCCTCAAGCCGGTGTTCACCGACGGTGACGGTGAGCGCACCGTTGACCCGGTGCTTGTCGATCAACTCCTCGAGGTCATGAAGGAAACCAGAGGTTGCATCGTGATCTCCCGCGAGGACGAGCTCGTTATGGACGCGGACGCCGCACAACGCATCGTCCTCAACGCCGAGCGCATCAACCCGTTCGACGACGGGTCCTTCCCTGACCCAGGCCATTAGAGACGCTCCCCAACGGGACGGGTCCTGAGTGCCTTCGCGCTTGCCATTGCGAATCCTTTCGATAGTGGTTCCCTGCGCACCGGGCGTGGCCGGTGAGAGCAGGTGGTGGGAGGGTTTGTGCAGTTGTGGAAAAGGGAGGGGGTGCAGGTACCCAGTGCCGCGCTCGCGGGCCCGGAAAAACAGAGGCCGCGGAACGAATTAGCGCGGATGTGTCCTTGGCGGCGACTCGGCTGAAAACCGCTTTGACACCCCCAGTGCCCGTCCCCGGATTCGAACCGGTGCGCCGCCTACAGCGCGAGGGGGACATGATGTCGTGCCAGACCAACTGACATGAACGGGCTGGGCGAGCGCCCGCTACGGCGGGAACTCGGTCACAGCTCCTCCGCCCGGAGGAAGTGGTCCACCTCGGAGGCGGGAATGAGGCGTTTGGATCCCTTTCCTCCTCCGCTGCGGCGCTTGGATTGGATCTTTCCCATCCGGCAGAATTTGTTGATGGTCCATGGGGAGTAGCCGACCGCCTCCGCAAACTCCTTGACCGTCAGCACCGGCTCGATGTCGATCACTCGTGCAGTCATTGGCGGTGCCTCCCTCGGTAGATATCGGTCCCTACGAGCCAGCGGGCCACCGTGGCGATGTAGCGGCGCATGCCGCTGGTGGCTACGCCCGGGGCGTGAGCTCTGCTAGACTTCATTTCAATTCCTTTCGTTAACGCCCGTACCTGTTGCAGCAGGTGCGGGTTTTTTCTTGGCAGCGTTCGAGCGGAAGGCCTTTCGGTTCCGGCGGATTACCCGGGCTGCGTGCAGTACCCTGCGGTTATGCCGGAGAAAGTCTTCACGCTGAAAGTCAACTGTTACGAGTACGAGGTGCCGTACTGGACATACCCGTGGATCCGCGCCGCGTTCGGTCGCCTCACAGAGGGTGGTGTAGCGCTGAACCTTCGGCTTCCGCCCTCGACCGATTTGTGGCTGCGGGCCGGAGATGACGTTGATTTCCTCTTCGCCGATCCCCTTGACCCCGAGATTCCCCAGAACCTGACGTACAACGAGCAAATTCGCCTCGAAGACATCACGGAGGGTGACCGCCGGTATGGTCACCGGGTCTTGGACGTGAGCCGTGATGACGGTGAACCCATTTTCTGGGAATGGGACGACCCCAAGTTCCGCTAACGGGGCACCCTTGATCCTCTTCAACCTGACGGTCGATGCTCGCAGTGCCTGCGGTTTACCCGGCGCGGTCACGACACTTGCCTCTCCGGGGAGGAGGCGCCGGCAGCGTCGTCGAGAATGCTTGCGGCCTTCCGGTGTGCCTGCGCCTTCGCAGCGAAAGCAACCACGCTCGCTGCCGTCGGGACTCCGTAGCGGAGTGCCTCGAGCTGCTTTTCGGTAATGCCGAGGAACGAGGCCAGGTCCTTGTCACTTCGTGCCTCGGCGTCACGAGCGAGCTCGTCCAGGACGCCCGGCCGAATAGTTATCGGGGTAGCCATGTGAACTCCTTAGTTCGTTCTGAAGGTGTGTCATCATTCTGAACTATAATCTTCACACTGTCAACCACTTTGAAATATTTGTATTGCTTTGCAGGTCGCAAAGGTTCATAATGAACTCATGAACTTTCGAAAATGGCTTGAATCTCTACCCGGTTCCCCCACACCGACTCAGGCCGCAGCGGCCGCTCGGTTGTCTAACGCCACTCTCATTCGTCACGCCGCCAAAGGCGCGACCTCCGCGGACAACGTGATTGCAATTGCGCGGGCGTACGGAGTCCGCCCGGTCGATGCTCTCGTCGACACAGGCCATTTACGGTCCGGTGAGGCGACGAGCGAACGTATGGCTATCCGCATGGCGCTGCGCGCAGCAACGATCGCCGAGAGGTGGGACTCGATCGCTGAGGACATCGACGGGATGCAGATTGTTGTCGGACGCTTCCCTCGCGCCTCCGAACTGGACATTTCGAGCGTCGTTCCAGTCGTTACCCCCGATGTCTCCCCCGTCGATGACGATGAGGATGCACTGATTGACCGGATTAACTCCGGTGAAGAGCAGATCGCCGCCCAAAAGCGCACCGATCCGCTGGACGAGCACTACACCTAGGGAGGACACGTGAGCGGAATCGAAGAGCGCCTGGAAGCGCTGGTCGAGTCGATGGGGCTGCGGCTGGTGGAGAGTAGCCGGCTTTCCGCTGACCTCAACGCCTGCTACCACGCCGCCAGCGGCATCATCCTCGTCCGGTGGGGCCTCGACCCCGTCACCCGCCGCTGCGCGATTGCCCATGAGCTCGGCCACGCCTGGGCTGGCGACACCTGTTCGAACCCGCGGGCCGAGCGCGCGGCCGACGAGTGGGCTGCCCTTCATCTCCTCGACCTCGATGATGTGGAGCGCGTGGCCCTGGACACCGACCATGCCCCCGCAGCTATGGCCGCGGAGTTGGGGGTCACCCTCTCCCTGCTCGAAATCTGGATGCAGCTCTACAACGCCGGCCGAATACGACGATCCTGGCACTGCGTCCGTTGAGAGATACCACTCCAATCAAAAACGACACCCCCGCACAGGCAATCTGAAACACTGTGAGAGCGGTAAGCCAGCCCGCACCCAGGCGCGGCCAGCAAAACCAGTAAGCACCATCCGCCCGAACACCAAGAAGGGACCACCATGACCACCGCAGTACCCAACCCGGAAAACAACAACCCGGACTACACCACCCCCGCGAACGCGACCCCCACCGAGAAGCCCAAGAAGAAAAAGGGCGGCTGCATGAAGTGGGCCGGCATCATTGCCGGTGTGCTCCTGCTCGGCGCCATCGTAAGCGCGATGGGCGGCGGGGGCGACGACAAGAAGAGCGCCTCCAGCAACACCGAGACCACATCCTCGGCCGCCGCCCCGGCCGAGAACTCCGCAGCCGACGCCCCCGCGGCGGCGCCGGCGGAGAGCTCCGCTGCCGCCCCAGCGAAGAAGAACGATGATGTGCCGCGCGAGTACAAGAACGCTCTCCGCCAGGCCGAGATGTACGTGAAGTCCCAGCCCTTCTCCGAAGAAGGTCTGCGCACCCAGCTGACGAGCGAGTACGGCGGGAAGTTCCCGGAAGATGCCGCCGACTACGCGCTGGCGAACGTGAAGGCTGACTGGAACGCCGAAGCTCTCGAAGCTGCGAAGGCGTACCAGGCGAGCATGCCGATGTCCGATGATCAGCTCTTCACCCAGTTGACGAGCGAGTACGGCAACAAGTTCACGCCGGAGCAGGCCCAGTACGCCATCGACCACCTCTAGGCACAACCACCTAGAAGCGAAAGGATCCCCGTCACCCAGGTCCGGGAAGACAACGGGGTGACGGGGATCCACCATTAAGCCGGCCTTCTGCCCTCCGGGGGGAAGGGCGGGCCATGCTCGTGCCTAATCGCCCTACGGGGGGATGGGCGACCAGACAACAGGAGTTTAACCCATGGGCCACATTCGCGACCGCTGGACGAAACCGAATCCTGACGCCACCAGCCGCAAGAAGCGCCTGCGCACCTCGCAATGGGGCAAGGGGAAGCGCTGGCAGGCAATCTGGGAGGAGGACGGCCAGCGCCGGTACGAGGCGTTCGAGAACCAGGATGCCGCGCGCCTCCACCTCGCCCAGGTCGAGGCAGGGCAGGCAGCGGGCACCTGGATCACCAAGGACAAGAAGCAGATCACCATGGCCGACCTCTGGGAGCCGTGGATCGCGGCGAAGGCAGGCAGGTCGAAGAAGACCGTCGAGAACTATCGGACCGTCTGGCGCGTCCACATCGAGCCAGTGTGGGGGTCGATGCCCGTCCACGAGGTCCAGGGCGTGTCCGTCGCCGCGTGGATCCCCACCCTCACGACCCGCGGGCGCGGAGGCAAGAAGGAGCCGTACCCCCTCGGTTCCGCGCAGCAGCGCCGCGTCGGCATTGTGATTAATGCACTCCTGGACATGGCCGTCGCCCAGAAGGTCATCCCCTCCAACCCGCTCGACTCCAAGGCCATCCCCCGGCAGGAAATGTCCGAGCGGCGCTACCTCAAGGTCCACGAGATCGACGCTCTGCTCGCCGCAGCACCCCACGAAGCCGCGCGGCTGCTCGTGACCGTCCTACTGATGACCGGTATCCGCCCCGGGGAAGCGAAGGGGTTGAAGGTGAAGGACCTCGACGCCGACCGTGGACGGCTGTGGATTCGGCGTGACGTCGACGATCTCGGCCGCATTGACACGACCAAGGACCACAAGGACCGCGACGTGCCCATCGGCGGCGACCTCCTCCTGGACCTCGAGGACGAGGCGGAGGACCGGGACCTCGAGGACTGGCTCCTGCCCGACGAGCACGACAATGTATGGACCGCCGCGCGCTGGCGGCGCGTGTGGGCCTCCATGACCACCGCCGCCGGCCTCGAGGGCATCGACACCTACACGCTCAAACACACCGCGGCGTCGATGGCGATTGCCTCCGGGGCGGATCCGAAGACGATCCAGCGCATGCTTGGCCACCGCACCGCCGCCATGACCCTCGACATCTACGGCCACCTCTGGGACGAGCACCTCGACGCACTGCCCGGCGCGATGGAAGCCCACCTGGAGGCGGAGCGGCAGCGGGCGAGAGCGAAGGAGGATCGTCGGGCGGAGCGGCGTCGGCGGCGGCATATGCGGGCGGTGGAGGCTGGTACGGCGTGA